AGATAAGACTGGGCCATATGCACCACTAATTGAAAAGAGTATGTATGTTAGACGTGCACGGTATGTTATGGCTCAGGTACATGGTATAGATGCTGTCATCGGCAAGACGGTGCACCATGTTGACAGGAACAAGTTGAATGATGACCCAGATAATCTTGTTTTGATGACACATTCGGAGCATATGCAGTTGCATGAGAACTGGAAACATAGATGGGAGGAACGTACACAATGTTAATATCCATCCACGGAGAGAATTACACAGGAAAGACTACTTTCGCATGCTCAGCACCCTACAATCTGGCCTACCACGAGTTCGACATCGGTAGCTTCAGTCGGGTGGCACCGCGCTTCAAGACGCAGCTGGATGCGAAGCAGATCATAGTGACCCAGTACCCCATGCCAGAGTCAATCACACGGGCCAGCCTGGGTCTACCGACAGCCAAGATCACAGGCATGCGTGAGCTGTGGGAGAAGTTCTGTATTGGCTTCTGCAAAGACCTGGACAACACAGACATGCGCTCTATTGCAGTGGATACGTTCTCGCAGAGCTATCAGGTCAGCATGGACACGGTACTTCAGACCATACAGGAGAGGCAAGAGAGAACGGGCAAGATCAAGGACAACCTAGGCTACCGTGAGCAGCTGCAACGCATGGAGTACAGGGAGGTCAACACTCGTATGCACGCTGTACTCGATGAGGCTATCAAGTCCTGTGCCTGTGGTAATACAGATGTGATCATCTTCGTGCACCACATGGCTGATCAGTACGGGCTGGTGCAGAAGGGTGGCGAGACTGAGGAAGGCGTGATAGGCAGGGATGCGAAGGGCTGGAAGTCCAACGGCATCGGTGCTGCTGACCTCGTGGACTACACGATGCTGTTCGAGAAGGGCAACCCCAAGAAGAAGCATGGGGAAGGCAAGCAAGACCCCAACAAGTTCTATGCCACAGTGCAGAAGGCTGGTGAGGTACGCTCCATAGGTGGGCTAGTGATCGAAGACCCCACGTATATCAAGCTGCAAGCACAGGTGATGATGGCAAGCAAGGCACTGGGAGGATAGAATGAAGGTCAAACACTATATCGAAATGCTGCCACACAACCTCAAGCACATCGACCACTGCTGTGACAAGATGATGCAACAGTACGAAGGGAACCACATACGCATTCATCCAACGTCTGTATCCTGGGGCGGTGCCGTGCACCTGACCGTAATCAACTACTGCCCTTGGTGCGGTGCAAAGGTTACAGTGGTATGATCTTCCTTGACGTACACGAGAGCGAAGAGCTTGAGGTACTGCTGGCTGCACGTATCCAGGTGGTACGAGCACCACTAAATGAGCGAGACATAGCTGACATCTTCTGGCTTGGGTTGGATGGCACCCACCAGATAGAGATGAAGGCAACCGGCGAGATACTGGACAACATCGAGCACGTGGAGGGACAGCTTGTTAGACAGTTCTACAGTGCGAAACACTCAGCTCTTATGGTTAGGGATGTGGTGTCAATACACCACGACTACTCCGCAAGAGGATACAGCAAGCGCGGAAAGTTCTTTGTCCATACCTACTCTCATCGATCTAGTTATCATAGCTTTCGTTCTTGGCTCAATGCACTCGACCATGTGGGTGTAAGGGTTATCGAGGTACCCACGATGCAGGATGCGGTGGTTGCTATCATGTGTGAGTACGATTACTCAATGCGTACAGACCACAGCACATTCAAGAAGTACTACCGTGAGAAGATCAGGATACCTGAGAAGAACCCTCAGATACTCGCGCTGATGTACCTGTCGCTGGCCTACAACTGGAACATAGGGTACGAGAAGTCGGCTATGTTGATCGGAGCACTAGGCACACTCAACGGGGTGCTGAATGCAGACTCGAAGACACTGTGTGCTGTGAAGGGTATCGGCCCTATCATAGCCAAGAAGATTATGCTGAACCCAGGCGGGCAAGGCATCGTATCTAAGTCCAAGCTACCGGAGGTATGACATGAGTTGGCAAGACATAGGATTGACAGTAGGTGGGTTGCTGTTCACGCTAGCACTCATACCCACACTAATCGGCGCAATGAAGCCGCCGATAGTTACAGCACTCATGACAGGGACGCTGCTGTGTTTCTTCGGAGTCATCTACCTGTCACTGGGGCTGGAGTTCGCAGCTGTCAGCATCATGGTCAATGGTACAGTGTGGCTCATCATAGCAGCACAGGTCTGGAGACGGAGATGAGATGTTCTACTTTGGGAGCAAAGCAAGCAGTAATCTAAGTCAGCTGTTCTATAGGCTGATGGCCGATACGGATACGGTTGGAGTTGACATAGAATCTGTGTCGCTCAAGGACAAGACCATAGTAGGTGTGGGCATAGCACCCACCACTGAGGACTGCTTCTACTTCACGGAAGGGGAGTACCACCATGTACGCAACGTACTGGCAAACGACCGGATCACCAAAGTTTTTCATAACTGCCTGTTCGACCTTGAAGAACTATGGTACCTCGGTGTGGCACGTCCAGTCATCGGAGATACCGCATACATGGCGCGTCTGCTTGGTCTACCAGGCAGCCTGAGTGATCTGGTAGTAGCCCTACACGAGAACGGCTGGGCTGACCGACTCTACCGTGCCTGTAATATGGGCGCGCTAATGAAGGAGTATCATGCAAAGAAGACGACGGAGATGCCTCAAGAGATTGTTGCTGCTAAGTGCGCTGATGACTGTCGCGCTACTCTCATGGCCTATCGAGCTATGTGCCCGCATCTCGACGTGGACACACAAGAGGCTTATGATGTTGATGTCCGCATGGTACCTATCTTACTTGCGATTGGCAAGAGAGGAATCCTACTCGAACAGGATCGAGTCGAGGAACTTATATCTACCTACGAGCAAAAGGTTACTCACTGGCGGCACGTCAGTGGAATCCTGGGACTAGCAAACCCAGCATCCCCAGCCCAGGTGAGTGTTGCCCTCCAGAAGCGTGGTGTTCTATATCCCAAATGGAGCAGGGGGAAGTATAGGGTTTCAACCGATGAACGTACCCTCAAGTTCAAGGGGGACATGTTGGCTCAGATGGTGCTCAAGTTCCGCGCCGACAACTACTTCCTCACACACTACGCTAGACCCCTCCGTGGCAAGATACGCCAATACTCCCACTATCACTTGGATGCTGCCACGAGCCGCATGTCCTCCTATGATATGAACCTAATGAATATCCCCAAGGGGCCAGCGAGGAACTGCTTCATACCGGACAGTGGGTGGTACACATGCGCAGATGGCAGTCAAATGCAACTGCGTGCACTTGCCTTTGAAAGTCAAGACCCTGTGATGCTCCGCGTCTATGAGAATGACGGTGACATCCATCAGGAGACTGCCGACTACTTCGGTATGAAGCGTACCTCGATGATCAAGTCAGTGAACTTCGGTATGGTGTTCGGTGCCACGCCGGAGACGATCATGGACACAGCCAATGTCAACGACTACGCACTAGCCGAGCGGCTTATCAGTGGATGGGCTAAGAAATACAAGGTAGCATGGGAATGGATCAATCACATGCGGGAGGTTGGGCTGAGAGATGGAGTTGTCTACACCCACTTCGGAAGGAAACTATTTGTGCCTCTTGACCGTGGTAGAGCACACGCAATGCGGTGCGCTGTCAATTTTCCCATCCAAGGAATGGAGGCCGAATGTATCAAGAGATGGCTCATCTCTTGTGACAATCGAGGTAAATTTGAATTAGCAAACATCGTGCACGACGAGGGGGTATTCGATGGATACTATGACGATTTACCAGACTTGAACGACTTTGCCCCGTTTCAGTGTCCAATGAATGTGAAGTATATCCGTAGATGGGAGTGAATGTGAACAAACAAGTAAAGAGTTGCAAAGACTGCGGAATTGAATTACTGGCGCGGATACACGGACAGCAGTTCTGTCAGAATTGTGCTAGGAATCGTGAGCGTGTTGCACAGAAGAAGATCAACGATAAGATACGGGACGCTTGGCACACCTATAAGATCGGCCTTGGATGTATTCTCTGCGGCTACCATAAGAACTCAGCCGCCTTAGAATTCCATCATATGGAAGGCAAAGATCATGAGGTTGATGCATCCGATTGGTATTTCAACAATAGCAAAGCGAAAGAACTAGAGAAGTGTGTTCTGCTCTGCCGTAACTGTCATGCCGAGCAGCACTTTTTAGAGTTGAATAAACAAGTGGAGGAAGAAGAATGAGTGAGTTCTACAAAGTAGGAGAGGCAATCACGACACCATGTGACATCACATACAGTAGGCAGGTGGTGCGTCGTGGGCTGGGTGGATACAGCGGTGGCCCGATAGGAATCCACAGTGTTGTAGATAAGGTGTTCGCAGGCGCCGAGGGTGTAGTCCAGAATATCTATACGGATGCCAAGAAGACGGTACTGACCGTTAAATTCCGGGGCCACAGGCAGCATGTGACCGTTATCATCAAGGGTGAAGCGCATGCACGCAACCCATTGGTATCGGCGTCTGCTGGAGAGGCCCAGAATGTCAGCTCAGAGGCTCCAGAGGAATCTGAAGCTGGAAACCCTACGACAGAGGAGCAGGACGTGCCCATTGGCTACGACGACAGCGACGTGGCCTAACAGATGCGTCCAAGTGGGACACGTTCACCTACTGTGAGAGGAGGTTCAGGAGAAGATGAGTAAACTAACTAAGAAACAGCAGTACATCAACAACAGCAGCACCCAGGTAGTGTGCCGGAAGTGTGGCCTGCCGTTCTTCCAGCTGCTCAAGATTGAACTGCCATATGGAGCAGTAGCATATGAGCATGCCAACCCCAAGGTCATGTGTATCATGGCACGGGCTAAGATGATGACCATTGAGCGAGCACAAGTAGCACATCAGGCTGCAAAGAAGCGGGAACTCAAGAAAAGATTGGAGGCCAGTGATGGGTCAAGTGATGGGTCATTGGGAGGAGCTAGCGTACCTAGACAAACTAGCGAGGGAGAGAATGGATAGAGAGGACAGAGTGAAGGCAGCCCTGCGGAACACGAACAATCCAAACAACTTGCCTAGTTATGGAGCCAACGACGGTTCCGGCGAAGTGGCAGACGATGAGCTGCCCTTGATCCCAACAATAGCGGAGGTAGACGATGAATAGTAAGACCTACACCAAGCTGGTCGCAAGCATACACGATGCCAGGACAGCACTCAGTACTCGGAAGTCCGGTGACTATGCCAATGCCGACTACCTGAGCAACTTCAAGCGTATGCACACACTGTGCAAGACTCTGGACATTGACCCACGGCGCAGCCCTGCTGATTGTGCACTGTTCCTACTGACGCTCAAGCTGGACAGGTGGACTAATCTGCGCAGCAAGGGCACAGCACCGCAGAACGAGGGTGTAGTTGATACGGTGTACGACTTCCACAACTACATCGACCTGGGCTACGCATGCGACATTGAGGGATAGCCATGAACACATACAGTCGTGAGTACTACCAGCAAAACAAAGAAAAGATTGGGGCTGCACGTAAGGTGTATTACGCAGCAAACAGAGAAGCAATACTCACACGGATGGCAGCACTCGACGCTGCGTTTAAGGAAAAGAACGGCTTTTGCATCCGAACGGCATATCAACACCGCTACCCAGGAATAAAGAGAGCTGCTGATATGCGTGCGTACTGGAGAAACCCAGAAAAAGCCCGAGAGGATTCAAAGCAGTATGACAAAAGGTTTGCAGAAGAACATGGTATGTCGTACAAGACGTTTTGCCGGTATTACGGCGGTATCAATGAAGCGCGTGACATGCAAGAGAGTCTGAATAACGTAGTGGATGCACCAGAAAGGAACTTCGGATGAGAAGAGTAACAGCCAACATCAACAACGACGTAGCCTACATCGTACCACTCACGGATACGCACATTGGCGACCCAGGATTCACCGAGCGTAAGCTACGGCACTACATCGACTGGATACTGGAGCGTGAGCACTGCTATGTGATGCTGCTTGGGGACATCTTCGAGACACCCATATCAGGCAGCAGGGCTACGAACGTGTGGGAGCTGAAGAACGGCCTATCTCCAATGGAAGCCGAGGCAACAGCAATCGACATCTTCACGCCAATAGCAAGTCGCATCGTAGGTGTGGTAGAAGGCAACCACGAGCTGCGCTCAACCCAGATGACGGGCACATCCTCGCTAATCCGGCTATCACAGGCACTCGACCTGATGGATGTCTACGATAAGAAGGTGGTCAGGGTCAAGCTGAGTGTGCGTGACATAGACTACAACATCGTAGGCACACACGGCTGGGGCGGTGCGCGGCTACTGGGTGGACAGCTGAACAAGATCGCGTCCATGTCCAACGTGACTGCTGATGCCGATGTGTTTGTCACCGGACACGAGCACTCATTGGTACTGGCACGGCATGAGGTTGATCTAGAGCGTGAGGGCTTCGAGCTGCGCCAGCTGTACATAGGATGCGGTTGTTTCGTAGAGTGGACTGACTTCCAGCAGGGAATCCAGCGAGCGAAGCCATCTATCGGCGCACCACGCATCCGGTTTGATGGTACAAGGCGTGATGTTCACGTCTCAATCTAGTTCGCACACGAGGATGTAATGAGGAAATTGACTAAGGTTCAAGCGGCTTACCTTGCGGGCATGGTTGATGGTGAAGGCTGCATAAGCATACTGCGAGCACGTAAGGCAACTCAGGGACATTCCTCAGTATTCCGAATAGTAAGCACAGACAAAGCTGTTCTGGATTACTTGTTAGAGATTACTGGGTTGGGTTACGTTAGGGATTATGCCACGTCAAGAAATGAGAGAAACAAGAACTGTAAACCACAATGGGGTTGGCAGTTTTCATCTGTTGGAATGCGAGAGCTTTTACCAGTTATCCTACCATACCTCATTACAAAACGAGAGGTAGCTGAAACCGCGCTTGAGTTGTTGCAAAGTAGTCTTGCTCGTGGTAAGGGTGTTTCAAGTGAAGAGAAAGCAAGACGTGCAGTACTCTATGAAAGGTTGAAACGCCTTAATCATAGGGGATTGAGTTAGGAGGTACAAAATGCGGATATATGTGGCGGGAAAGTGGCAGGAGAAAGCCCAAGTCAAAGCGGTGCAGATAGCCCTGAAGAACGTGGGCCATGAGATCACCCATGACTGGACAGTACACGACATGGGCAGGCACGAATCCCAGGAACCCACTGATGTGCAGATCGGTGCTCATTGGTACGATCCAGAAGAACTAGCACGTCAGGCACTAGGCGATCTGCGTGGGGTACAGACAGCAGATGTTATCGTGATCTGCGCCATCAATCCACACAGGTACTCCGGCACACTCACTGAGATGGGCATAGCCCTCGGCTGTGGACACCGTGTACTCATCATAGGCGACTGTATCGATGGTAACATCTTCACATGGCTACCTGAAGTGAAGGTGTACCCGTCAGTTGCGGAGGTCATCGATGCACTTAGATAGGAGGTACTATGCCTTACATTGAAAACATCAGACGAAGCAGACTAGACCCGCTAATAGACGAGCTTAGCTTAGGGTGCCGGTACCCAGGCGATTTGGCCTACGTTATCACAAAGCTGGCCTTAGCTCAAGTGGAGAACCAGGGAGGCAAGCGATTCAGTAACATGGCTACCGTAGACGGAATACTTGGCCTTGTGCAACACGAGTTCAGGCGCAAGTATGTTGATCCGTATGAGGACGGTATGTGTTACGCTAACGGGGACGTGTACTGATGGGTATCAAGACAGAGACACGAGAGATTGACATCATAGATGTCACAGTGTCAGAAGCAATGGACAAGGCATGTGAACTGCTGCAAGAGCTGAAAACAGCTGGACATTACTATTACTACTCATCAGTGTTGATCTATCCGCATAACTCAAAGAAGAACACTTGTTCAGTTCGAGTGATTGGATCGTGGCGGGAAGACTAATATAGCGGGTGTAGCTCAAAGAGAGCTGCGGCAGGAGGTCGCAAGGCGTAGGGGCAGTACCTACCACCCGTACCAGATACAAAAAGGGGGGCATGAAGCCCCCCTAATCTTGAAAGTGCCGACCCGCGAGGGCACTTACGAACGCTGTGTGCTGTGCTTGTCAGTACCAAGCTGGTGCCTACTGCCTAGGATGGCCCAGAACTCATCTCTGCGCTCTATCCCCATCTCACGGTACAGGACTGCAAGCTGTAGTTCCTGTGTACCCATCTGAATGTAGAACCCAGCCTCTTGAATGAGGTTGGCAATATCAGCTTCATATCCTTCACCGATTCGTGCGTATGCGTTAGCGTTGGTTACCTCAGTCTGCGCTTCCTGTACATACATGACCACCTTCTGTAGTCGAGTGGTTGCTTCATTCAGGTAGCCGCTAATAGTCTGCATATGTAGCGTACCGCGCTCTAGGTGCAGCCGCACATGATCTCTCAACCTATCGTTGATTGCACCAGCTCCGTTGGCGTACTCTAGGTTCAGTCTGGCAACCTCGTCACCGAGGTTGACCAAATTGATCTTAGCATCACCAGCCGTAAGGTACGACTCAGCAGAGATCGCATCAGCTGTTGCAGTGCTCAGGAAGATGGCACCCTCATTCTGTGAATCGCAGTCCTCTACATTGATAGCATCGTATAGTTCATTGCCAGTAGAAAGAGCAGTTATCAGATCAAGCTCAGTCTTGGCCTTGTTCAGTGCAGTTTCAGCTCCAGCGTGTACGTTGTCTGAGGCTATGAGTGCTAGTGTAGTGGTAGCTGCTGCCGCTGCTGTTGAGCCAGCTGCAAGCGCAGTAGTTGCTGCGGTATGATTGATCGTAGTCCCCAGTATGGTTACTGCCGACTCGAAGCGAGCTTGTGCAGAATGCTCTAGGACAGCTGCTCGTATCAACCACGAGTACGCTTCACCACCCTTGACCAGTATCTCATCGTAGAACAGGGGTGCGGTACCTGCGGTAGCTGTTGATGGGGTATGGTACCCATTGTAATACACAGCCACGTGCCGCGTGTCTCCCAACTCATGCTGTGGCTCGCTCTGCGGATCATTTGGGTGCCGTGTGAGAGTCAGGAAGCCGCCGAATAGCTCGAACGTAGCGAAATGCTGTGGTACATTACCCAGCGGGTACTCTACTCGGGCTACCCGTATGAGGTCAGTGAGTCCGCTGATGTCAATAGTGTGTCTGTTCACCGTATAGTTGCAGAAGATGGTATCAGTAGCTCCAATACTACCAGTACTGATAGACGTGATCTCACCATTCGAGTAGTCAATGGTGTAGTCGGTGTCTTTAGTGTACACCGTAGTCTCAGATGCGTCATCTGCAATGCGTTCTGAACCCCACTTAATTGGCTTGTTAGCCATAGCCTTGAATGTACCATGCGCCGAGAGCGTTACTTGTGCATCCGTAACCTCGGTGTAGTCCAGTGTGTACTCCTTGATCAGCTCACGCGGTACAAACCGACTCAGGTCATGGGTAGCATGCTCCACTGCACGAGTAATCTCAGTTGTAGACCATATTGTAGCAGTATCTCCCAGGTGCACTCTGATGGCGGCTATGAATTCTGTGATCGTCATTCTATCCTCCTAATCTATCCCAGGTATGGGCCGCTCAGATGCAAGCAGCACCTTAGAGTCTAGTACTATCTGATCCAATTCCTCTTGGCCGAGCTTCTTTGGATTCTTGTCTGTATCTAGCAGCACAATCTTGTGTGCCTGCTGCCATGCTTTCATAGTCAGCGTGTTCTTGACATATTCTGCAATGTCCATAAAGTCCACGTTGATAGCCTTGACTTGTCCATCAGTGAGTGTGAAGCTCTCAGCACCTATTGTTATAGTCAGCATGTTTCTCTCCTATGCTAATTTGTATGCGGTTAGAAATGTCTGATATGCCCAGCGTTGGAGATACCGCTTGTTATCCCCTGGAGTAGTATCGTCGTGATAAAAATATACCTCAACAAAGTCCGATGCAGAAAGCTCTACAACAGTCATTACTTGCAGATATACCGAGGCTGCACCAGCAATACCATTGTACAGACGTAAGAATCCCAGCACTGTGCCTGAACCTGGAGCACCATTCTTCATCAAAGCAATCTGCCCAAATGCTCCACTAGCCATTGCTTCTGTAGCTGTCGATGTAGCAATGAAATACTTTCCCGCATCCTTAGCAGTGTAGCGATAGTTGGTAGTACTATCAAATTCGGCTTGAGTATCAAATGCTTCTGTTGGATACTGCACTTTAGCGTAGGCATTAGCAAGTATATCCTGATCAGTACTATCATTGCCCTGTCCGCGAGCACCGGATTGTAGTGGGAAGACCACAATACCATCTGCCTCAATACGAAAGGCTTCATTGCCTGCGGTATCCATTGAGATAACATCTGAGTCTGTGGTTTCTTCAAGCTCTATCTTGGTGTCACCATCACCATCAGCAATAGCAAACTCATTGACATCTACATCACCACCAAACTGGGGTGTGAGATCGTCTACCATATCACCGCCAGCATTGTCATCCACATACTTCTTGGTAGCCGCATCTTGGTTAGCCGTAGGATCAACTACATTTATGATCTTATCAGTACCCATGTCTAATTCGCCAGTCATAGCACGAGTACCACTCAACAATAGAAAGTTGCCAAGAACTGAACCAGCTACACCGAATATCAAATGATGCGCTGGGTTATCGTAGTAAACGCTGATTTGAGGGTAGCTACCACCGCCGCTGAGACTTGTAGACACGAACTTCAACCACAACCGCTTACCTGCGGGGATTTCGATAGCATTGTCAACATGCATATGCAGAGTATACGATGTCTTGTCGGTAGTTAAGGCAGCTGTTGAGTCACTATCGTTTCCTATCTGAACAAAGTTAGTCGAATCTGAATCCATATAACCGAAAACTACATGAAGCCCTAGATTTCTTCCGCCTCCCGCCGCCACTAAAGCTGCGAAATGCAACTCGATGACGGTGCCAGGGTTAATATCAAAGGGAGTAGGAGCATCAGCCACGCTAGACTTGAATGTGATATTAGTCAACGTTACTGGAGTTGAGGCAGGAGTCTCAGTAAGCGCAGCTTCAGAGTCAACAAGCAATTCAACAAGAGTCTGATTACTGAGCCAGTAGTTGAGTGTTATCCCAACGTGATCGAGTACATCTCGAAGGTTCACAGCATCTGTAGGGTCTTGTGCATCAGCAAGTTCTATAATCCGCTGATCGTTCATAGAGAACGGAGCAGTCGCCTCACCACTGAGAGAAGCCATTACTTGTGCTGCTGTACGCCATGAGGGATCGGTACCGTCAGCCCCCAAGAATGTGTCAGCTGCACCTACAGCCAGCCGTGCTAGATCAGTAGCACCCATGTATGCTAGATCACCACGTGTAGTCAGAGCTATGGCCCCTTCGTCTAACACAGAGTCAATAGCATCGGTACCATACTTGGTGTGCCGTTGCTCATGCTTGTTCTGAGCATTGCCGAGCGTGCGCAGGTACATATCCTGCTGGCTGCGCTCCTCTGTATCAACAGCTGAGTCGAGCCGCCTGAGTGTGCGATCTAGTTTGCGTTTGCTTCCAGCCATTAGATTCCGAACCTCTTCTTAGCTTCATCAGTCATCTTGAGCCTGCCAGACTTGACCATATCACGCATCTGATCTATTGACAAGCCACTGAATATCTTCTTGGCAGTACCTAAGAAGGCTTCATCCGACTTCTCCTGAGACACCTGACCACCCAGGAACCCAGTAATGCGCTGTCCAGGTAGGTTAGCAGTGGGCTTAGTAGTCGGTCGCTCATGCTCTACAACTGGTGGCTTATGATGCGTTGGCATCTCCCACGGCTTATCCTCTGGTATCTTAGGTGGGGGCTGCGGGCCGCGTGGTTCAGGAATTGGTTTCATCCACTCTTCTATTACCTCGGCAACATCGATGTGCTCTGGCCTGTCCCATACGAGGCCACCGAACTTCAGCTCTATCTCGTAGGTGCCTGGAGAGTACCGACGTATGATGCTGCCTACTCTGCCACCTATCTCGGTGCCAGAAGTCCAGCCACCACGGTCATCATCGATCTCTACGATGTCATACATCTCTTGTGCAACATTCATGGGAGCTACTAGCATGCCACCAGTAGCCTCTGCCTGAATATGGAGTAGCCTCGCAGCAGCAGAAGCAGCGGCCTTGCCGTTGTCACCAGCTGTGGAGGAGTCTTCAAAAGGTAGCGTGAGAATGCCAAACTTCGCTTGGTCGGTTGTGTCATTGGCCTCACCGAGTGCTGTGTAGGTGGTAGTACCTGATATGTCCGGCAACACGTCCACACAGATCACCCTGTTGGCCTCTAGGACATTCTGTTCTCTGGTGAATTCATAGAACGAGTGGCTCCCAGCCAGCGGCCCGTACTTGTAGTCGAACTCTTCCCGCGCTGAGATGCTGCCACATGAGGCACCGGACAGACTGCCAGTGATTGTGGTCTGAGCAGACCAATCGCTGTCGTCCTCATCCTCGATAACCACATAAGTTGACCCAGCGTACACGGTGATAGCTTTATGGCCGCTGTTGCTCGTTACAGGCTCTCCTGGGACAAACGTACCTGTGATGGTGCCTGTGAAATAGTGAAGGCGGGTACCTATACGCTCGATCATGATTACGTCAGCACCCCGCATCTTCAGCAGGTTGCCTGTCATGCCAATTACATCTCGGATGAGCTGCCGCCGTGGTGTGTTGACCTCATAGATAGCTCCAGGTACCACAGTATCTTCATTACCATCTGAGGAGTGTGTGAGTAGCTCCATGTTGGACAGTATATGCTTGACAATGATCTCGGCCACTGTGTCTGTGCCCGTGTTCAGCGCACCACCAATAGCATCACCCATGACGCGGTGCTTTGCTAGCTTGTTCCAGTTGCCGATGCACAGGAGTCGTGTGAGCAGCCTGCCCTGGTAGGAGATGTCCTCTTGCTTCTCAACGTACAGGTCAGGTATGTACGAGGCTTCACTACCGAACCCAAACCCGAGGTTGACAAGTACACCGCTCATGTCCAGTGTAGACAGAACTTGGTCTGAGTTGTCCAGCAGTATCTCGGCCCTATCCTCGAACGGACTCTCTTGCTGGATGACCGAGAGGATGCGGTTGGTGTTGTCATAGCCACCTGATGCAGCAGCACCGATAGTAATAAGAGCATTCATGAGACAGCCTGATGCAGCCTCAGTGTAATTGATTGCTGAATGACTATCCGCGCTAGTTGTGAGTACTCTAGTAGTTGCGGCTATTGTTGGTGATATGGTAGCCTTGGTTAGCCCCGCAGTAGCTATGGTATGAGCGCCAGATGTTCCTGTGGTAAGCATCGCCTTGTTCCACTTGATGACACTGCGATGTCCGGTAAAGGCGGGACTACCTGACTGCCCTCTATGACCATTGCCAGTATAGATATTGCCACCGTCTTGAGTAACAGTGACTATCTCAGATGGCGTTGAATCTGACTGCATCAGTTGAGTATCTATAGACAAGTCTGACTTGTTGATCTTCACCAACACACCAGCGTCTCTTGTGCCATTATACGAGGCACCAACAGCATAGAGAAAGTCGTTATCAGATATGATGTCGTTGAAACGACAGCTACCGTCATCGTCTGTATATGATGCCGCTGCCACCACAGATAGGTCAGACTTGAGCAGCTTGATCACAACTCCAACGTCATTGGCAAGATCATCATAACCCGCTACGTACAGATGTGTGTCATCGTATGTCAACCCGTACAGAGTTACTGAGGTACCATAGGTGATTACCTTGCCGGTAGGATTGCCCAGCCCAGCAACATCAAACTTGTCCACAATAGCTTTTCTACCTGTTTCATACCCACAAGCAAATACGTTTACACCATCGCACTCGACTTGAAAGTATTCAGAATCAGGCAGACCGCCAGCGGCTTGCTGTGAGTAATAATCTGCGTTGATGGACAGATCACTCTTATTCAGCTCCGCAATGTAGCTGGCAATAGTCGTTGCACCTTCAGAAGTTCTCGCGGCTACATAGACATAAGCACCCGACTCAGCCATGCCACAGCCAAAATAGTTAGAATCCGAATCTGCGCTGACCCATTTTACTGTGGACACCTTGCTTAGATCAGACTTGAGATACTTACCAACTGCAAGCAGATTACTGCCTGAGAAATCCATTCCTACCATATACAGATTGAGGGTATCTTGCACCACGTCAAACCACTTGAAGCCTTGCCCAGAATCATTGTATGACTTAGCGGAAGTTATGTCTAGGTCAACTGAATCTAGCTTACCTAGCCACGCATCTAGTGCACTACCACCAGTACCGCCAGAGCCGAATCCAACACCAAAGAGCTGCCCAGGATTAGTTGAGTCCACAATAAGGCCAAAGAGATCGTTCAGTTTATCTCCGCTAGAGGGGTTTCTGAGCAGTACAGTTGCACCCACACCAGGAACCATAGTGATATAGGGAGAGCCGGAAGAGGCTTCCTGGGCAGCAAGAAGAGTGGAGCTAAGACGTCTCATCAGATGTCACTCCACTCTTACGAACTAGAAATTCAACTACCGTGCGGGTCATGGCAGGCTCCTATTGGTACTTTATGGGAATACCTCGCGCATCATTTGGTGCATCTCAGCGTGTTCCTGCGGGGCAAGCCCGCGTGACCACATAGCAACAAGTTTCATGGTGCCTTTCAATTCATTGTTACTATAGCCATCGCTGCCTATACCTAGAATCCTATCTGATGCCCCAGGGTTTGTATGTGTTCCAGCAGTATCCGTTTTATCAATTCCATTAACATAAATCTTCACAGCAGCCCCAGTCCTACTAAAGCCTATGGTATAAATTTCCCCGTCCACTACTGTGCTATTAGCCGTATATGTTACTGGGCTTACCCCTGGATTGCAGGTATACAATAGGACAGCTTCTGAAGTATCTATTACAAATTCCCAACCACTTTGGTTCCAAAAAGAACGAATCATTAGAGTATTAGCTGAAGCAGAATCTTGGTGCTTAACTCTAATAATGCCGCTGAAGTCCTCGCTAGTAAAGTCCAGATGGGTTGTGAGTGCAGCCGTGGCCAGAATCTCGTCGTTCGTTCCATC